TTTGGTACTACTAACTTTAGTAAAACAAAACTAGATATGTTGGATAATCTAGGCGTTACCAGAGTAGACATCATGATGGACTCTGATCGTTCTGGTAGGAAAGCAGCAGAAAAAATAGCAAACATGTTGGATGTTCGTAATATTTATGCTAGAATAATAGAAATGCCAAAAGGTGTTGACCCAGGAGAAATAACAGCTAAAACAGCTGAACGACTATTAATGTAAACATAGCAAACAACCTAGAAAGGTAATTAATGAAAGAAGTATGTTTTGTATTCGCGAGTGCTATCGAGAATAACCCAGATAAGATAATTAAAAAGTATCTAGCAGCAGACATTGAGTATGACGTAAAGTTTTTATGCTCAGGCGAGCGAGAAAAGATTCTTAAAAAAGACGTTGACCTTAATCTTAAAGAACTAGAAGGTTACAAAATTGTATGTCCTATAGGCGCGGAAGCATTAAAGTACGCCGCTGGTATGACAGGTGTACAAAAATATAACGGTATTTATATTGAGCGTAAGTATATGCCTATTATGCACCCTAACATTACGCTTATTAAACCACAATTAGACGAAGACATTCAAAGAGCTTTTGATAAGATTCCAGTAATTTTATCAGGTGACGACATTAATATGGCGCACGCTAAAGACTATTGCTTTATCGAAACAGAAGAGCAATTTCAACAGTATAAAGCCGAAATAGAAGCTGCCCCAGAGCTAGTAGTAGATATTGAAACTACAAGCGTTACTCCTAGAACAGGTAACATCCTAGGTATAGCTATATCTACAAAACCACACCAAGGTTTATATGTTACTATTGATATTGTCAATAAACATAAGCAGTGGTTTCATGACCTTTTTAAAAGTAAAAAGTGTATTTTCCATAATGCTAAGTTCGATATTGCTTATATGGCTTACGAGTTAGGTTTTGAATTTCCGGACTATGACGATACTATGTTGCTACATTACTGTTTAGAAGAATCTGTAGGTACTCATGGTCTTAAGCCTTTGGCACTACGTTTTACTGACTTAGGCGATTATGAGCGCGAGCTTGATGATTATAAGAAAAGCTGGGCACGTAAGAATAAAGTTAAGCTTGCAGACTTTAACTATGGTATGCTTCCTAGCGATATTCTTGCGCCCTATGCCTGTAAGGACGGTGATGGAACTTTTCAGCTATTCAGAAAGTTTAAACCTTTAGTAGACAAGAGTGAGCAGTTTTCTAGTTTATATAATAATATTCTTAAACCTGCTACTTATGCTTTAATGAAGTTAGAGAAAAATGGCGGACCTATTAATAAAGCACAAGTGGCTTGGTTATCAGAACAGTATCAAATCGACGTAGAAGAATGTTTAGATGAGATAGCACATCACGAAGCTGTTAAACGTTTTGAGCGTATTCATGGTAAGTCTTTCAATCCTAACTCTACTATGCAATGTCGTGAGTTGTTTGGTAATATTCTAGGTATTAAACTTACTAAAAAAACCGCAACAGGCGCTGCGTCTGTAGATAAAGAAGTTCTAAAAGATATGGAGCATCCGCTGTCAGAGGCAATTCTAGATTTACGTGAAAAGTCAAAGATGGCTGGTACTTATATTAACAACATTCTAAAAGGTGTTGACTATGATGGGCGCCTAAGAAGTGGTTTTAACATTCATGGTACTACTTCTGGTCGTTTAAGCTCTAGCGGTAGCCTTAACTATCAAAACATTCCACGCGATAACAAAGACATTAAAAAGCTATTTAAAGCCAGAGATGGTTATAAAATTGTCCAGTGTGACCTTGGTACTGCAGAAGTATACTATGCGGCTGTTCTAAGTAATGATATGTTTCTACAACAAGCGTTTATTGATAAACTCGATTTTCACTCCTATGTAGCTAAACAGATGTTTAACTTAACTTGCGAAGTTCACGAAGTAAAAGGTTTATACCCAGCTTACAGACAGTATGCTAAAGCTATTACTTTTGGTATTATGTATCAGGCTGGTCCTGCTAAGATTGCTGAAACTGTTAATAAAGATGCTAAAGCTGGTGAAGAAATCAGCATTAGCCAAGCTAAACAGTTTATTAATAAGTACTTTTCCGAAGCTAAGCTTCTAAAACGCTTTATTGATGGGTCTAACAGACAGATCGAAAACCACGCTTATATTTATGCTTTTTTTGGGCGTAAACGTAGGCTACCAGAAGCTCTATCTCCTAATCCTGGTGCCGCTAAACACGCAGTAAGATCAGGTGTTAACTTTCTTGTACAGTCTGTAGCTTCTGACATTAACATTCTTGGGTTAATTGATCTAGTTACTTGGGTAGAAGATAGCGGTTATGATGATGTTATTAAGCCGTTTACTGTTGTTCATGACTCGATTGTTTCAGAAGTTAGAGAAGACCTTATTCCAGAGTATATTGCTAATGCTAAAAGGTGTATTCAAACAGATAGAGGTCTAAGCATTGAGAATTGCCCTATTAAGGTTGATTTCGAGATTGGGCCAAGTTGGGGTGAGTTGCTAGATGAAGACGAGTATTACAGCTAAGTTTATAGGTATAGCATATCCTATTTTTGTACTAAAAACAAAACCCTATAAACTTATATATACTTTAGATAAGATTATGTGTATGGCTACGGCTAGTAGCCATACACAAACTATTGATGATAAAAGCCTACAAGGAGATTACTTTGGGCGCTTGTTATCAATAAAAGAAAGGGTATCGTTTGATTATACCTGCAAAAACTTACAAGAACTAATATTTTGTAAAGGTAGTTGGGGTATAGATAAAAACGCTAACATACATGACTTATCAAGAAATATGTCTGTGCCTACAGAAATTAGGAAAGTAGTACGAATTGAAAAGAATTTAGTATGGTTATACAAAATATCTTACCCTTTTAGACTACATACTAACGAAAATATATTTGTAAACGATGATCTTTATGCTATACTAGTGTTAGTCAATAATGAGTGGTTTTTGAAAGAGTTTTCTTACGACAGGAACCATAACACTAGAAAGTTGTCAATAGTATGAGAGATAAAGCAAAAGTTAATAAGATAACGCTATCTGACCAGATATATATAGATAAAGATGATGTACAAGATGATAAGTATTTATTATCTCTTTTTACCTATGTGAATGGCGTAAAAGGCGATGAGATAATATCTAATATACAGGAAACTGAAGATCAATATATTGTACCTTCTAACGCCTATTATAAACTAGAATTTCAAGAGGCAGAAGACGAACGAACTTTTGAGCAGTTAGACTATGACATTGTTTTTAGCGGTAATTTAAGGCACGAACAACAAGAAGTAGTAGATAAGTTTTTTATCAGAGGTAAGCCAAGAAGCGGACTAATACAGGCTAAACCAGGTTGGGGCAAGACTTTCGCTGCTTGTAACTTAATAGCTCGTAGTAAAGTTAAAACTCTTATATTAGTACACACTAAGTTATTATATAATCAATGGCTAAAAGAACTAGCAGCGCAGCTACCTCAAATGACTATAGGTAGAGTAGGTGATGGTAAGTTTGAGTTAGAAGATATAACAGTTGCTATATATAAAACAGCGCATAATAATATAGCTGAGTTAAAAGACTTTTTTAGCATGGTTATAGTAGACGAAGCTCATAAGTGCCCTGCTAATATGTTTTCTGCAGTAGTTAACGGTCTTACTGCTAAAGTAAAAATAGCAATGACAGCTACGCCTAGAAGAAAAGATGGTAAGCATATCTTTTTAGCAGACTTTTTTACGCAGTTCTCAGTTAAAGCAGTAGATAGTAGAATTTTAGCTGTACCGTCTGTTAAAGTGTATCAAACAGACTTTAGGTTTGCCCCAATAGACCCAAAAAGAGACTGGGCTAGGACTATGAACAAATTTTGTGAGGATAGCAAGTATCAAGAGTTTATAGCAAATTTAGCTATAGGGTATATTAAACAAGGAAGGCGTCCTCTTATTGTAGGAGAGCGTGTACAGATGTTAAAAAATATACAAGCGTTAATACCTAAAAGTATTTTAGTTATTGGAGAGACTAAAGACGATGTGAGAGAAGCTGCTATAGCAGGATTAGGGCCTACTTATAACGCAATACTATCAACTAAGCTTTTTGATGAAGGCATTAGTTGCCACAGGCTAGATACTTTTATATCAACCTGTCCTAATAATAACACTGATGCATTAGAGCAAAGAGTCGGTCGTATTGAGCGAGAACATCCTGATGCACAACTCCCTTTAGTAGTAGATATATGGCTAAGGGGTCCTATAGTGTACAGACAACAAGTTATTAGAATGAATTGGTATCAATTAAATGGCTATAACGTACTTTAACTGGGATGAGATTTTCTCAAAGAGCAGAAAGGATTTGGCCTCAATAATTTATTTGACATATGGTCAAACAAGTCTGTATAATGAGTTATCAGCTAAGACGATGATGCGTAATTTAAATTTAAATCATATGCCTTTAGCATTATTTAAAAGTAGCTTTGCACAATACGATAACAGATTACTCTGTAAATATAAAACTGAGACACCTCTTAGTTATTTTAAAAACCCAGACTTTCTGTTTGATAGAACCTCAGTTAGATACAAGGTAGTCTATCTTAGAGCTTTATCCATGAGAAGAATTTCAGAAAAGGTGGATTACATACCAAGAGATTTCTATCCAAAGGTAGTAGAAAATCCATACTTAGAAATAACAAACGACAAAATACACTTTATACAAGAGTCCTCGGTTTCGAGGAAAACAACAGAAGAACCAATGTTCTAAAACAGGAGAAAAACTATGGTAGCTTGGGACCAAGCAAAAGGCAAACAACCTGGTGGCAACCAGAAACGTGATATCGAAAGAATTTCGTTAAAAGCAGCAGAAACTAAAATCCGACTGATCGGTAACGTAATGCCACGTTATTGCTATTGGATTGTTACTAAAGACGGCAAGAAGATGCCTGTTGAGTGTCTACAGTTTATGCGCGAAACAGAAACTTTTGATAATAAACAAGATGACCCTTTCACAGAATTATCTGAAGACGTATATGCTGATAAGCCTAGCTTTTCTTATGTATGTAATGTAATTGACAGATCAGACGGTAAAGTAAAACTATTTGACCTTCGTTCAACTATTTATGCACAGATTGTAGACTATGCTACTAACCCTGAGTACGGTAATCCTTCTGACGACGAGAATGGTTATGATTTCACTATTAAACGTGAAAAAACTGGGCCACTGCCACAGAATGTTAAGTACACAGTACAACCTTCTCGCGGTGCTACACCACTTAAGCCAGAAGAAAAAGAGCTAGAGCTATTTGAGATGGATAAAATCTTTAAGCGCCCTAACTATGATGATCAAAAAGCTTGGTTGCTAGATAATACTACTATGTTTTCTGGTGATGTTGGGGATGAGTTCCGTTCTACGGAAGACGTTAGCGATCTTACTTAATGGCAAAAAAGTCACTAGCTGATCTTGAAGTTAGTAAAGAGGCACCAGACAAATCGTTTGGTGCCTTTACTAACGTAGAAAGCGATACGGCACAAATTGATATGGAGAAGTTGAGAACAAAGAACGTATTCTTTGCTACTCCTTGCTACGGCGGTATGTTAACTGACCAATTCTTCTTAAGTATGTTTAGAACTTCGCAAACTTTTATGCAACAAGGTATTAACTTTAGAGTAACTACTTTGCGTAATGAGAGTCTGATATCTAGAGCTAGAAATATACTTACAGCTATGTTCTTAGAATCTAATTGTACTCATCTACTATTTATTGATGCAGACATCGAGTTTCAGCCAGAAGATGTAATTAGAGCACTAGCATACGAAAAAGATATTATTGCAGGTGCATATCCTAAAAAAGCCCTACCTATACAGTATGCTATCAACTTTAAGTTTCTTGACAAGCAAACTAAGCAGCTAAATATAGAAAACGGTATCGTAGAAGTTCTAGATGCGTCTACAGGATTTTTCTTAGTAAGTAGGGAGTGTGTTGAAAAAATGGTACAAGCACACCCAGAACTTCATTATAGAAATGATTCTAACATAGGCGAGCAGTACGAAAAGCATTGCCATGCTCTATTTGATACTATGTTAGACCCTGATGATAATAGATATTTATCAGAAGACTACACTTTCTGTAGAAGATGGCAAAAACTAGGTGGTAAGATTTGGATTGACCCTCAAACCAAGCTTAATCATGTAGGTTCCTATACCTTTGAAGGCGACGTAGCTAAGATATTCAATAATTAATAACAAAGGGTGAGAGTGTAATGCTCTTACCCATTTATATAGGAAATACAATGCAACTTCTATTAACAGAGCCTTACGGACATCAAAATGGAGATTCCGTAAGTATTACTTTTAGCGGTAAACATTTAGATACAAAAAGACTAAAAGAAATACTACTTAACCATTCATGCTATAAACCTGCTATACCTAAGATTATTAGTTGTTTGTTAGGGTCTAATAGGTATGACTGCGTATTACAACCAGGATGGTTTAGAAAACAAGCAGTAGCTTTATTTCAAGAACTAGCTGTTTTAGATATAAAAATAATAGTAACTCAGTTAGCTAGTACAGGAGAAGGTAAGATAAAATATGATACCTTAGCACATTGGAAATACTTAGGTATTATAGCAGAAGATAGGGCAAAATACGCCCACTGAAAACTAAACAACTCCGTTGCCACCCTAATGAACTTCGTTCAGGCGTTGTTAACTGTTATACAACTCCGTTGATAAGCAATCGAATAGTTGTTTCATAGTGTGCGGCGATGTTCGACAGGTTTTTAACTGCGTTAATACTAGCACAGAAAAAGGCACTTGGCAAATAGTAATAAAAGATATAAGGTATATTTAATGAAGATTTTAAGTAGTGCAGACTGGCACATAAACTTACGAAAGAAAAAAATCCCATATGACTGGCAGATAAACCGTTTTAAACTTATGTTTAAAGCGTTAGATGCGTTGCAAGCTAAAGAAAACTGCGCTGTGCACGTTATTTCTGGTGATCTATTTGACGAAATTCCAAGCACAGATGAGACTGCTTTAATTATGAGCTATCTTAATTCTGTAACCATCCCAACTATAGTTATAGGAGGCAACCATGAGGCAACGACTAAAGGTAAGACTTTTTGGTCACACTTCAAAATGGATAAAGCCGTAAATAACGAGCTAGTACATATATCAGTTGAAAATGAACGTATAAATATAGCAGGGCAATACTTCCAAACCTTTCCTTATGGCAGCGTACAGACAGATAATCTACCAAAAGTTGGTGCAGGAGATATACTAGTTACACATATTAGAGGTGAAGTTCCTCCACATATTACTCCAGAGTATGATTTCGAAAAGTTACGACCATGGGGGTTAGTGTTACTAGGTGACTTACACTTTAACCACAAATACCAAGACTACCCTATATACTACCCAGGCTCACCTATTAACACTACTTTTGACAGGACAGATAAGAATAAATACGGTGTTGATATTATAGACTTTACTAATATTAATAATTATACTACTAAGTTTGTTGATCTAAAACTACCTAAGTTGTTACGTAAAACAATAAAGGTAGGAGACGCTATGGAAAAAGATCCTATAGATCACGTTATTTACGAACTTACAGGGTCTATCGACGAACTAGCACTAGTACAAAAAACAGATTTGTTAGACAAGAAACTAGTAACAAAGTCTACAGAAGGTTCTACTTTGAACTTAAAAGAAAAGAATATTGTAGAAGAACTAGCGATATATCTAGACTATCTTAAAGTAGCAAACTCAGAAGCAGTAATAAAACGATTTAAGGATTTAGGATTAAAATGAACAGTAAAGACATTGAAAAAGTATTTAGCATACTAGGAGCTGGCGTAACAGCAATAACCTACATTAAAGATGGTTATGTAATAGCTATAGCACCTCCTGCAAAAAAGGCTGCTGTACCCAACCCTCTTAATAAAGAGCTGAAAAAAGTATTCGGTCAAGAGGATCCAGGTATAATCGACTGCTCTAATTATGCGCCTATGCAAGCAGCAATTAATAAATACAAACATAATTCGAACTATAGCCTGTATGTAATACATAACACGTTGTATGTTAGACAGCACGATCTTGGCGGTTGTACTCATACAGCACTAGTAAAAAACCTAGACACAAATAATGTAGACTGGTGTAAAAGTGTAGGAGTAGAAATAAAGTGACTAGCATAACCCTTAAGAACGTAAAGTTTTCTAATATGTTTTCTTACGGTGTTTCTAACACTTTAGACTTAAATAATACAGGTATTACACAACTTACTGCTACAAACGGTAGCGGTAAGTCTAGCCTAGCACTAGTAATACAAGAACTGCTTTTTAATAAGAACGTAAAAAACATTAAAAAAGGCGATATTCTTAATCGTTTTAGTAGCGCAAAAACATGGAACGGCACTCTACTGTTCTCTGTTGACGATAGTGAGTACAGCATAACAGTAAATCGTGCAGGAGCGACAACAAAGGTTATACTATTAGAAGATGGAGTAGATATATCAGATCACAAAGTTCTAGATACCTATAAAAACATACAAGACATATTAGGATTAAATTTTGAAATATTCTCACAATTAACCTACCAATCTTCCACAGACTTGTTAGACTTTTTAAGAGCTACAGATATAAACAGAAAGAAGTTCTTAATCAATCTGTTTAATCTCAATAAATATATAGAAATAGGCGATAAGCTTAAGTTTATAAATAGTGCAGTAGATAGAGAAGTACTAGGTCTTACTGGCGAGTTAAAGTCTATAAACGATTTTCTTGATAATACTAGCATACCAGAAACACAACAAGAAGTACTAATTGAAGATATAGATACTAATAAAGCAGTACGTGTTGCTAACATAGAGCAAGAACTTACCAATATTAATGTTACATGTATGCGTATTGATAAAAACAATATGTATATAGATGAACGCAATAGTCTAAAGTTTGATGCAGGACTAGATAAACCAGAACCTTATGCTAATATAGCAGCACACCAGACGTTAAAATTTGACCTTATGTCTTTGCATAGAGATATTGCTGCATTAATAAGTAAAAAAACGAAGCTTAAAATAACAGATACCTGTCCTAGCTGTGGGCAAGACATTGACAACTCTCACCTGTTAAAACTAAAAGCTGATATACAAGCAGAAATAGAAAATAAAGGCGAGCAGTACAATAAGAACCTTCCTGCAGCAGAAGGGGTTGACGACTTAATAGAAACCATAAGACTAGCTACTATAGTATGGGACGACAACAATAAGAATATGAAACGTTTTGAGGAACTTTCTCAGCTTATTGATACTACTATTGCTGTAGAGTATCCAGACGCTAAAGCACTAAGTGATGAAGTTAAAGAGTTAAAGAATGTTATTGCTGCGAACAAAAAGCTTTTTGACGCAGGTATAGCACATAATAAAGGAGTAAGCGCCCATAATGCTAAAGTCTTAGCCCTTGAAGAGCAAAAAAGTGATTTTTTAATTAGACAACAAGCAGTTGAATCTAATATACTTAACAAGTCGACTGAATCTACTCAATTAGGGATTCTTAAAAAGGCTTTTAGTCCTTCTGGTATCGTAGCATTTAAGTTAGAAAATCTTACTAAAGAGCTAGAAAACGCTATTAACGTGTACTTATCTGTCTTAAGTGATGGTCAGTTTCAGGTAGAGTTTACACTAGAAAAAGAAAAACTAAATATCTCTGTAATAAACAATGGCATCAAAAGTCCTATCGAAACTATGTCTGGTGGAGAATTTAGTAGAATACAAACATCAGTGTTATTAGCTATACGTAGCTTGCTATCTAAACTAGGTGGCAGCTCTGTAAATCTTTTGTTCTTAGACGAAATAACAGGCGTGCTTGATTCAGAAGGAAAAGAGAAACTTATAGAAATATTACAAGCAGAAAATGAGCTAAACGTGTTTTTAATCTCTCACGATTTTACGCACCCTCTGATCAGTAAAATTTCGATCAACAAAGACAACAACATTAGCTCAATAGCAGGCTGAGGCTTGCATTAGAGTATTCTATGCGTTAAGGAGTAACACATGATTACCATTGGAAAAAATCCAATCTCGTTCCATCTAAAAAAAGACTTTAAAAACAAAATTATAGGTATGCCTGTAAATTGGGGCTTTGGCGGTCTTTCCGCTTTTACCTTTTATAGAACTTATTCCCGACAGAAACCAAACGGAAAACTTGAAGCGTGGCCAGACTGCGTAATTAGAGTTATTGAAGGTATGTTTTCTATACTAAAAACTCACGCAATCACATCAGAACATTCTTGGGACGAAAAAAGAGCACACGCTCTAGCAGAAGAGTGTGCGCTACGTCTATTTGAATTTAAATGGACACCCCCAGGTCGTGGTTTGTGGATGATGGGTACTCCTTTTGTATATGAAAAAGGCGGAGCTTGTCTAAACAACTGTGGTTTTGTATCTACAGAAGACCTTGACGACGAAATGTCTAAGCCTTTTGCGTTTCTCATGGATATGAGTATGGTGGGTGTAGGCATCGGTTTTGATACAAAAGGTGCTGGTAAAATAGCCTCTAATATACCACAAGGTATTGCAGAAGTTATTACTGTAGACGATTCTAGAGAAGGTTGGGTAGAGCTTATTTCTT